GTACATAATCACACTCTTCATCTTCTAAAATCTCATTAGAGGCGTATACAATGCGTCTTAATTCAGCAATACCGTCATTATTGTAGTCTACTTTGATGTAACATTCGTAAACTTCTACAACTTCCATAGATTCGTCTTGAGAACCCATGCTATTCGGTTGTTCACCTTGTGAATAACGAGCAATTCTGTCTGGACTAAACTCTAAAGTATCACCAGATTCTAAAGAATCTACTAATTTTTTATCAAAACCCATAGCAACTAGCTCTGAACGAGTCAACATTCTACGATGTGCTACAAATGGTGAGTCTTGAATGGTTCTAGCACGTTTAGAAATAAGGAATTCTTCTGGTGGTACGTTTTCTACGACCACTTTACCTTCTTTTTTAGTGCGTTTTACCTTAACTTCGTGTTCACGTTTGATGTTTTGGAAGACTTGACCAGTCATTGGGTCAGTAATTTCTTCTATTTCTTCTTCTGTTTCTTGTTCTACGATTTCTAAATCATCATCTTGCATGAGCATCATGAGCTCATCGTCTGTAAGTGATTCGTATTTTTCTTTTGTAACGTCTACTTTCTCATCCCAGTATGCTTTTACAATACCAGTTTTTTGTAGAAGTGCGTCTTTAAACCAATTATGTAGAATTAAGAAGCCATCGTTTTGTCTGTAGAATATCCAATTACAATATTCAGTTGCTTGTTGTGCAAAAGGTTCGTCACCACTGTTAGTAGGTTGGAATTCAACAACACCATCTGTAGAAGTAAATACACGAATAAGTTGTGGTAATGCACCATCTACAACTTCTGCTACTTCACCAGTAACAATTTGTGATTTGCCTTCTACTTCGTTACCATATGGCTCACGAAGATAGTATTCAAGTGCTTGTTGACGTTCTGCAACTGTGTCTGTTTCGACATAGCCAATAGAATCATCAATTTCAGACTCGATAATGCTTTTTAATTTGTTAATATCCATTAAACTATCCATTTAGTATTTACGTTAATAGGTTTATTCCATTCTTCAGCTGGACTCTCATCTAATCCTGTGGCTAGATATCTAAACGAGTCTGCAGCATGTGATGACCAATCATGTAATGGTCTATCGTGGAAAACTGCACGCTTCTCATCATAGTGTCTACGATAGTTGCGTAGTGCATCTAGACCTTGTTTTGTTTTAGGATCAAACCAACATCTAGGTATTATTCGTCTAACTGCTTGTATGCCATCCATAACATTAAGGCGAGGAGCAGTAACAATTGATAATCCTGCATCTTCTAGTGTCTCCTTACGAGATTTACCAGTACCTAATTCTCTTACTTCTACGTCATGTGGCAATATGTGTGTAAAGTGTGCATAGTCGTTATCTCGCAACCATGTCACATAATAGTCTAATCCTTGACCATGATTTTCCATGTAGTCAATAAGACGTATTTCTTTACCTGTAAGTTGTGCTACCCAAATAGATGTAGAGTCAGAGATACCCAAGTCCCAAGAGGTATAACTACGGCACAAGTCATCACGAGGAATCTCTGTAATGTGTGCTTTCTCTTCTATTTCATTAATTAGTTTAGAGTAGAATGATCCTTCTACAGGAGCATTAAAAGAACACTCAAACTCTTGCATAAACTTATCTTCGCCCATTTCAAGACGAGCAGCTGTAAGTTCTTGTTCGTTTAGTAGCTTGGTGTCACTAGATTTAAACTCTAGTAATTTCCATCCTTGTCCTTCAGCAGCACGATCTCGTAGACCCCTGAAGTGATTGTTGCCTTTGGGTGTGCCCATTGCAACACAGAAACCTAGTCGGTCTGTTAACGCAGGTCTGATAATGTCACTGAAGACAGATGGATTGATGTTACCTACTTCGTCTATTACTGCTCCATCGAGGTAAATACCACGAAGAGAGTCTGGGTTATCTGCACCATAAAGTGAGATACGTCTACCCATAAAGTCTACACGAAGTTCGGCAATGTTTACTTTTGCACCTAAAGGGCGTGTGTAATTAACAAGGTAATCCCATGCAATACGTTTAGATTGGTTATAGGTTGGAGCTACATATGCGTATCTAGGGTCTTTTTTTGTGCAGGTAAGTGCACTATGGATCAGCTGGTTAATCGCTGATACAGTTTTACCCATACGTCTGTGTGCTACCACTACCACAAACCTATTATCTTTTACTGCTTGGTGAATCAATTTTTGGGGGACTCGTGGTCTATACCCAGTGTCTAAAGTTTTTTGCGACTCCATATAGGGTCATCGCCTCCTAGTTGTTAAATTACCACTTTACTTTGTTTGCCCAATATGCTGCAGACATTTTGCCTTTAGCAATATTTTTGGCGTGTCGTGCCTTAAATGATTTAGCTCTTGCTGTATCTGTTTTGTCACCACTTACACCTTTTTGTCCAAAACGTATAAGTTTCTCTTTGTCACCTTCTTTTGCTAAAACAGCGTGTGATTTAGTAGGATGGCTTGGTGTGCGTTTAGGTTTGTTAAAACCAGAGAACGTTTCTTTGCCTTTCTTAATCATTTCTTTTTAGCTGTCTTTGCTGATTGTTTAAATGCCTTTGCAGTAGGTGCACCTTTAGAACCTACCTTACGCATCTTCTCGCCAGAGCCTTCAGCGATACGTTTGCGTTTAGCATGTATGTTAGCGTATAGACCTTTAGTAGCCACTCTTCATACCTTTTTTAGCAGGCTTGGCAGCCATCTTTTTGCCTGTCTTTTTAGCGTATTCTTTAGCTTCTTTCTTACCTTTTTCTGTGTAAGCAAATTTCTTTTTTCCGACCATTGGCATAGCTTTCTCCTTATCTAGATATCATTCTTAAAAGTGTGCTTAAATCCATAGGTGGTCTTGCATTACTTACAGACATACCACCTGCTTGTGGAGGTACGTTAGTCATTGTGTTACCTAGTGGATTTGTTTGTTGGTAGTACGGTACTGCTCTTGGATTAGACATAAAAGCATTTTGTCTAGAAAACTCATCCATTTGTTGTTGCATGAGAAGCTGGCTTAATCGTGCAGCTTCTGCTTCAGTCATTGTTGGAGATTGACCTGCATCTACAGGTGAGGATCTGCGTAATGCGTCTAAATATTCTAATAAGCCTGCCATAATAATATCCTATAAAAAATTTGGGTACTGCCGTTTTAAATAATTCTGGTTTTTCGATTTTTAAAAAACAAGGGGGTGTGGGTCTATTCTATTCCTGTCACAATCTTAACTTCTACAGGTGTGCCATCTGGATTCCCACTGATCTCATGCTGTGTTGATTCTTTCCACTTGGCACGAGACTTCAACCAGAAGATCATAGCTGTTGTGTTGCCTTCTTTAGCTTGCTTAAACAAAGTCTCTGCTACAGAAGCGTTAGCCTCAATACGACCTTTGTCAAGTTCTTCCTTGTAATACTTGACAAGTGTATCGTGTGATATGTTTAATACGGATGCGATATCTTCATGGCGTGTGCCTACTGTAGATAATGTGTAAACTTTATTTCGGGTGTCCGCATTTGGAAGGTGTGGGGGTCTTCCAGCTTTGCTAGGACTTTCGATCAAGTCTTTAGAGGGTTCTATTGTCTCTACATCGCTTATAGTATTGATGTCATCGCTTACCATATTATTGACCACGTTGTCAACATGGATATTATCTTCTTCATTCATTACTATGTATTCCTTTTATATATACAGGACTTTATATCCTGTTACAATTTGTTACAATTTAATTAATAATAATACTTGACAAGTTATTTAATGGGGATATTATTACATTGTCAATCTTGACAAATAACTTATTATAGTTAAGATTGAAGACGGAAAGACAATCCTTGACCCTGTTTATTGGAATTATTCTAGAACTACTTCCAAACATAGATCTACATTCCTTAATGAATCTACTAAAGAGACTGAAAGGAAGATTAAAGAGGGCGTTTACATCTTACAGAATCTTAACTAATATACATACGTTATAGGGGGAATTATATAGATTCCCTTTTATAACTACGTTTTATTTAAACTTGACAATATAACAGGAGTATTTAATATGTCTTTAACTATAAACTATAACGGATCTATAACCATAACTGACATTATTGGTAATGAATACATTAAACAGACTTATTACTTTTACTCTATCAAAGAAGCTAAAAGAATGTTTAAAGAATACTTGACAACATTATAAAGCTATGTATTATTACTTATTACTTAACTAGGAGACTTAACTATGAATCACTATGAAAAGATTTTAAGAAGTAATGTAAAAA